GTAGTAGGCATACTAGAAAACATCCAATCTGTAATATCAAATTGAAATCGCAGTACCGTATTAGTTGTATTATTTCTAAATTTGTATTCTAAAGGCTTTATTTCGGGTAATTTTCCTACTTCATACGTCCATTCAAATCTAGTAATTTTAGGTGAATGACTAAACATTTCATTTACGTGGTTTGCACGGAACGTATTATCAGGATCTACCCACGGAGTTAATGTAGTAGTTATCATATTATGTCATATCTTCAGTATCTCGGCCGAGAGGGAGTGCACCGGCTCATAGTGCGCGGCCGCCACCAAACACAAACTCACCATTGTTAGAACCTCCACCACCACCACCTCCGGAACCGGTGGTCGGCGGTAATACAACATTACTTCCTTCAGATAGATTTACAACACACTGACCTATGCCTTTATCATTATAATATTCTATTACCACTGAATAGTCGCCTGTTAATGTTGGCGTAAATTGTGCCGCAAACGGGGTTGAAGATTGGCGTCTCCAACTATTTAAGATAATATTAGAATTTACGTAAATTCTAATACCGTCGTCAACTCGTCCATTAAATCTGTAGGTAGTGCCAGCTTGCCATTTAAAAGTTCTAGTCCATTGAATATATGAATTTTGTGGTAAGCCAGATTGATAATTAATTTGTGGTGTCTGAATTCTACCATTAACAGGAAGTTGGTTTACAACTGCCGATATATTTCGAATTTGTGAAGGATCTGTTCGGAACTGATATCGACTTTCTATCCATACTGTAAATATAGATTGGTCTACAACTGTTATTGGTTCTAACGGCGTCGGCTGTATAATTGTGTCGCCTATAGTATTTGTTGTTGTTAAGTTTACAATACAATTAATAGATGTTGTTCCTTCTGGGAACGTGTCAACCACAACGGAATCAAATAATATATCAATTGTAGATGTACTACCCCGTGTTAATTCAAAACTACTTGGCATAAAATTTACACCGTTTATACCTGTAAGTTCTACTTTTACGTCTATATTAGTTGATGTGTTAACCGCAGATATACTTGCTTTCTCTATTACTCGCATAGTACCTTTTACGTACTGTCGATCAATTGTAGTGGATGAAAATTTAACTACATCATTTAAATTTACTCCAACAAACGACGGCGGTAGTACGGTTGGTGCACTACGTCCCGGTGGTTGTATTATAACGGGCGGTGTGGTTGGTCGGGTCGGGATTAGATCTTCTGGTAGTGGAACAAAAGGTTCAGTCGGAAATGGATCTATTAAGTTATCGTTGATATTAGCTATTCGTAACGATGGGAAATCTACTGTTTCGGGAGCTGTAATAGATTCTGGTAATGGTTGTGATACTGTAGGTAATAATTGTACTATTGGTGCTGCGTCGGTGATATTATCTATTATATATCCATCAAATTGCCCACCATTACTGTTTTGATACCTACCAGCACCGATATTAATATCAGGAAGTCGATCAAACCGTAACAATCCGGTTTTGGCATCTACCCACGTACCAATATCTCTTGGTAAATTTTCACTTCTGTAATTTTGTGTTCCTGGTACGGATGTATGAATTTCGTTGTATCGGCTACCATAAAAGCCCTCAACTCCGCTACCTGCGGCAATATCAGGTCTGCCGCCACGGCGAATTTCTGTAGGTGAAATAATGTTCATTACTTAAAATACCTCAAATCTATTGTCTATTTCGCCACGACTACGTAATAATCTGATTGTTTCTTGTACTGCAGACGAAATATACTTTTCAAGGTCTGCGTTTTGAATATTCAAATTTTGCGTATCATTTGACATATTATCTAATACTTTACCGTACGCCATATCTATAACTCTTTGAGTAAGTAATGCGTATTCTGTTGTAGCCTCTGCATAAGTTAATCTATCAGAGGTATCTATAATAAGTAGATCAACATCAACTAATACTTTGTCAGAAGTTAATTGTTCTTCTGAATTAGTATCAATATTTTCTCCGAATAGTTGATCGGTTAATGCTTGTGCTTCCAATCGGGGTACAGACGGTACAGCAAACTCATACATTTCACGTAGTTGTAAATTAGTCGGAGAATTAGCTATTAACCTAAGCTCAGTTCTATCTGAACTAATAGTATCAATATATAACTTATTACCGTCCGATGACCCAACTTCATTTCTAAATACATTGACTACCAAAGCATATCTACCTTGTTCAAGTCCTAAAGTACGAACCAGTTCACCAAGTTCTATATTAACAAATTCATACGCACCGGTATTATCTACGGCCGTTACTAATTTTACACTTGAATCTGTTACTGGTAACGTAGTATGCCCGGCCACTCTACCATCAGCAAAATACACCCAAATTTCTAAAACATCGGATTTATTAGTTCCAAATATTACTTGTTTTGTGCCTGATTCAAAAAACTTACGTTCGATATCTTTAAGTCTAGACGGTCGTTCGTTTACAATAGTAGTTGGAAGATTATTTGGAAAATTTAATTGATTAGGCATTTACTGTCCAAGTTCGTTAAAAGTTCTACGTTCTGAACTTACAATTT